TCACAAAATATAGTAGGTGGTAAAGAATTAAAACAAGAAGAAAACTATCCTACACCAGAACAATCGTATGAGAAGTTTTCCGACTTTAAATTATAATGGCTAAAAAACAAAAAGTAAGATTTCATAAAGGTGATAAACGACCTAATAATGAACAACCTGATTTATCATATACAAAGAAAATGATAAAGAGAGGTGAAGATATTATTTGGCAAGTTATTGAGAAACCCACAAAGAATGTTATTAGCGAGTGCTTCTTTGAAGAAGACGCACATAATCTAGTTAAGTTTCAAAACAAACATAAAGTATGGGAACCCAATGGTGGTGTACCTAAATTCCTATGGACAAGGGTTTAGTCTTATAAATATAATAAACAATTGATTTATATGGAACAAGTGGTTATAGTAATGGAATATATGAGAGAAAAATGTTTAGTTTTAAAGGATTTACAACACAAGATAAAAATACACATTTAGAACACCTAGAAGACGATATTATAAATCGTGGTTCAAAGGGTGGCGAAAATGCGTTAAACTTTTTACGATCGGTGAGAGATATGCTCGCTGGTTCTTCTCGTAAAAAAGTTAATATGACAGTTAAATGGGATGGCGCACCTGCGATCATCTGTGGTATCAATCCAGAAAATGGCAAATTCTTTGTCGGAACAAAATCAGTATTTAATAAAAATCCTAAAGTAAATTACACAAGCGCAGATATTAGAAAAAACCACTCTGGTGAACTAGCGACAAAACTATCTATCGCATTAAGAGAATTATCACGTCTAGGTATCAAAGGTGTATTACAAGGTGACTTTCTATTCGCAGCATCAGATTTAAAAAGTGCTACAATAGAGGGTGAGAGTATGATTACCTTTACACCCAATACAATCACATATGCTGTTCAAGCTAGCTCTGGTATTGGTAAACAGATTAGTAGAGCAAGAATGGGTATTGTCTTTCACACAAAATATACAGGTAAAACTTTAGATAGTATGACAGCTGGTTTTGGAACTGTAAGAGGTTCTGCTAGAAATGTATTCTTAGCTAGTGCTGGTTACAAAGATGTGACTGGTTCTGCGAAACTAACCACAAGTGAACTTAAATCATTTAACGCAAAATTAAGAATGGCTCAAGGTTCACTATCAAAGGCAGCACCTTTATTAGATATTTTTAGTGAAACATCTTCTGATGGTTTAGGTGTAGGTTTTAGATTAAAAACTTTCTTTAATCATCACATAAGAGGATCATCAGGTCATATGGCCAAAGTTAGAACTTTAGTGGATATGTTTAGAGATTATTATATTAATATTCTACAAGCAGAGATTGATAGTAAAAAATCAGATAAAGGAAAACAAAAGTATAAAGATATATTAAAAACAAATTTAAAATTTATAGATAGAAATAGAGGTACGCTAGTTATGGCTGTCGCCTCTCATGTTACTTTACAAAGTGCTAAAGACTTTTTGATAAACAAAATGAGTGAAATACAAAGTATCGGACATTTCTTAAAAACTTCTACTGGCTATAAAGTAACAAGTCCAGAAGGATTTGTGGCAGTAGATAAAATAGCAGGAGCAGTTAAGTTAGTTGACAGAATGGAATTTAGTAGAGCTAACTTTACAATGCCAAAAGGATGGAGTAATTAATGGCTAAAACATTTAAACAATTTGAAGATTATGATATACAATGTGAAGAAGTAATATTTGAACATGAAAACGAGCCTTTACAAGAGGCTGAGTATCAAGGTAAGACAGTAAAATTAAATGACCCTATTAGAGGTGGTTCTAAAAAGTTTTATGTGTATGTAAAAGATGGCGATAAGATTAAGAAAGTATCATTTGGTGATACGACTGGTCTATCTATTAAGAGAGATAATCCAGCAAGAAGAAAGTCATTTAGAGCAAGACATAATTGTGCTGATCCAGGACCAAAAACAAAAGCTAGATATTGGTCTTGTTATCAATGGAGAGCTGGAGCAAAAGTAAATAATTAATGAAAAAACTAAATCAAATATTGCGAGAGGGTGTTTACGACCCAGGTATATTCAAAGCTTTCTTTTTAGCTGGTGGACCTGGAAGTGGTAAGTCATTTGTAACAGCTGGTGCCTTTGGTGGTACAGGATTAAAAACTGTTAACTCTGACGCAGCATTTGAAAGAGCTATGAAGAAAGGTAATCTATCATTAAAGATGCCTGACGAAGAAGAATACTTTAGAAACATTGTAAGAGCTAAAGCAAAGATGACTACTGCTACTCAATTAGATACTTACATACAAGGAAGATTAGGTTTAGTTATTGACGCAACTGGTAGAGATTTAAACACAATCAATAGTCAAAAAAGACAATTAGACCTTATAGGTTATGATAGTTATATGATCTTTGTTAATACAAGTTTAGAAGTAGCGTTAGAAAGAAATAAGAATAGACCTAGAACAATACCAGAATACATTGTAACTAATAGCTGGAATCAAGTACAAAGAAATATTGGTTCTTTTCAAAGAATTTTTAGTCCTAATAGAATGTTAATTGTTGATAACAATAAAAGTGAAAAAGAATTAGTAACACTAACACTCAACACAGCTGCGAGATATATACGAAGTCAATTGAGAACAAGTCCTCAAAATTTAACAGCTAAACAATGGATAGCAAACGAATTAAAAGCAAAACAAAGAACATGAGATTTAAAGATTACATAAAAGAAAGTATCATAGATATACCTAGACAAAGATATGCGCCAGGTGTATTTGATGACGCTAATACAAATAATCCTAAACTTAAACAAAGTGTTAGAGATATTATCTTAAATCAAATAGATAAATTCCAAGAGAAGTATCCAGTAAAAAAATATTCATTAATTGGTTCTATACTTACTAAAAGATATAGAGACGATGCAGATTTAGATATGAATATCTTGTTTGATGTTCCAGAAAAAGATAGAGAAGAAGTTAGAAAAGAATTAGCGTCTAGTTTAAGAAGCATAAATGGTAAACTTATTCCAGGTACTAAACACCCAATCAATTATTATGTTATTACCGATCCTGAATTAAAGAAAAAGAATGACGCAATGGCTGATGGTGTTTACGATATAGACGAAAACGAATTTGTAAGAAGACCTACTGAAGATACTTTTGATCCTGAAAAATACGAAGCTGACTTTCAGAAAAAAGTAAAAGAGATAGATGTAGTCAAAGGCGAACTAGCTAGAGATTTAATTGATTACGAAGAACTAAAAGGTTTAAGTACAGATGATGTATTGAACTTACAAGACAAGATTAATAGTAAACTAGAAGAAATAGAAGACAGTATAGAGGTATTAGTTGACATTGGTGATGATGTAGTCAAACAAAGACAAAGTGCTTTCAATGACGATATGACACCAGAGGAGATTAGAGAGTTTGGTAAGAAACATAAACTACCTAAAAATATTATCTACAAGTACCTAGAAAAATATCACTATCTAAAATTCTATAAGAAGTGTAAAGAAATTTTAGAAGATGGTAAAGTAACAGATGATGAGATTGATAGTTTAAAAACTGAAGCAGTTAATACTATCGCATTTGCTTTTGGTAGATTTAATCCACCAACTATTGGTCATTTAAAACTAATGGACAAAGTTAAATCACAAAGTAATAATTACAAAATTTATTTAAGTAGAAGTGAAGACCCTAAAAAGAATCCACTATCACCTAGAGAAAAATTATCTTTTATGAAAAAGATTTTTCCACAACATGCTAGAAACATAGAGATCAATCCATCAAACAATGTATTAGATATATTAGTTAGATTAAATGGTAAGTTTAATAATATTGTAATGGTCGCTGGTAGTGATAGAATTAGAGAGTTTGATACTTTACTAAAAAGATATAATGATGTCAAGTCAAGGCATGGTTATTATAAGTTTGATAATATAAAAGTAGTATCTGCTGGTGAGCGTGATCCAGATGCTGAAGGCGCAACTGGTATGAGTGCTAGTAAGATGAGAGCTGCTGCTGAAAAAGGTGACATAACTTCATTTAAAAAAGGATTACCAAATACATTTAGAGATGCTGATGGTCTTATGAAACAAGTAAGACGAGGTATGAAACTTGCCGCTAGTTATTCAATGATGGGTGGACCTGGTTTAGGAACTTATAAACCTGTCGCTAGTATGGAAGGATTTGAACAAGAACAAGTAAGAGATTTATATGTTAGAGAAATGATCTTTAACATTAACGATAAAGTAGATTATGTAAAAGAAGATATATCAGGTACAGTCAAAAGACGAGGTACAAACTATATCGTAATAGAAGACAATAATAACAATTTACACAAAGCGTGGATATGGGATTGTTTACCTGTAGCCGCTGATAGAGAGGTAGAAGTGAGAGAATATGATACAAATGTTGACTATGGTTTCACAGCTGTAGATTCAATACAAGAGGATTTAGATGCAACTCCACAAGACAAAGATGTCAAAAAGAAAAAAGGAACACAACCAAAAAAATATTATTCAGGTTTATCAAAAGATGTCAAAGATAAAAGAGCAGATCACTTTAAAAAAGATAAGTACAAAAAAGGTGATACCGACTATAAACCTGCACCAGGTGATAAAGATGCCAAGACTAAACCATCAATCCATACTAAAAAGTTTAAACAAATGTATGGTGAAGTAGTTGATAAGTTAGATGAAAAAGGTAAAGGACTTTGGCACAATATACACATG